TCTCGAGTCGAATTATGGTGATGTGCCGGCGATTACGGGACAGAACCGGATCCCGGCGGTGAGTCTCTCGGCGAAGCAAGTTCCCGAGCAAACCGGCCGGCGGGACAAGACGGGAAGCCGGACGTTCGTGGGACTGCCGAACAGGATTCGGAAAAGAACGAGCTTCCGACTCGATACATTCATGACGGAGTGGACGAACCAGGCGGCTCCGCCGAGTCACGGTCCTTTATTTCAGGCGGCGACGGGCGGGACGCCGGTGTTTTTCACCGGAGGCACGGTGGCGTCGGTTACAGGAGGAAACGAGATCCAGTTTGCAGCGCCACACGGGCTGATCGTAGGACAGGCGGTTACGTTTTCGGGCGATGTGCGGTTTGTGGCGGCGATTCAGGATTCGACGACCGTGTTTCTGAACGCGCCGTTCTCGAGTCCGCCGCTGGCGGGATCGGCGCTGGGGACGACCATTACTTACAAACTGGCGACAGACCTAGGAAGCGTGAGCATTTTCGATTTCTGGGATCCCTCGACGGCGGTACAGCGAATCCTGAATGGCGCGGCGGTGAACACCATGCGCGTGAAGGTGAACGGCGATTTTCATGAGTTCGAGTTCGCGGGACCATCGAGGGACCTGCTCGATAGCGCGAGCTTTTCGAGCGGCGCGTGCAATCTAAGCCAGTTTCCTGGCGAGCCGTTGCAGGAAGGGTTCGATTACACGATCGTGCCAGGCCATCTCGGGCAGGTGTGGATGGGGGCGGTTCCGAATCGATTCTTCACGCTGACGGCCGCGGAACTGAGCCTGGACAATAACAACGATCTGCGGGAGAAGGAGTACGGAAGTGATTTCACGAGGTGCATTGCGGGCGGCCCAAGGGCAGTGAAACTGAATTTCAGCATCTTCGAGCAGGACGATGCACAGACGAAAGCGCTGTATCAAGCAGCGCGGCAGAGATCCCCGATCGGGGTGATGTTGCAGTTGGGCGAGCAGACGGGGCAGTTGTTCGGCGCTTACATGCCGGCGATGGTTCCAGAGGCGCCGGAGTTCGACGACCAAGAGACGAGGCTGCAATGGAAATTTCAGAGCAGCCGGGCACAGGGGACGGTGGATGACGAGGTGTTCCTTGCATTCGGATAAACATTTCGAGAGCGCGGTTTGGTTCGATGCCGAGGGGCGCCCTGGAGTGCGCTATCAGATCGCGAGAGTTTCGTTCGGACGGCGGATCGAGCTGGCACGGCGCATCCGGGAGATTGGACGGAAGACGGAGTACCTGGAGGCGGGCAGCGATGTGCGGGAGAAGCTCGAGGCGGCGGTGCTGAGGGCGGAGATCGATCGCGCATACCTGGAATGGGCGCTCACGGGCGTGGAAGGACTGGAGATCGACGGTGTGGCGGCGACGGTAGAAATGTTGATCGAGAAGGGGCCGTTGGAGCTGGCAACGGAGATTCTGCGCCGGATCAAATCCGAGTGCGGGCTGAGCGAAGACGAACGAAAAAACTGATCGTCGCATTCCATTTTCATAGTTCGAACCAGGCCGGGTGGAAATGCGACCAATGCAGACGGCAGGGGCTGGAATCCAAGAGGCGCTGCGGCTGGCTGCCTGATGACCGCCGGGGAGCCCGGAGGCTGGTGTGGGTGCGCGGGCGCACAGCGACGGAAGAGTGCCCGAAATCGCTAGTGACTCCGCAGAGCCTGGAGTGGCTGGAAAAATTTTTCGCATGGAAGTTCTCAGGCGGCGGTGGAATAGAAGGGCTACCGGCGAAAGAGGCAGAAGCAATATTAACGCTCGAAAAGGAGTGGAGGGAGAATGGCGAGCAAGAATCCTCTTGAGCAGATGGCCGCGTGGTTGGGCGGGGGGCCTGCCGATCCGTTGGCGCAACTCACCAACGAGCTTCACGAACTGCTGCTGATCAATCAGACGCAGGCGCATTCGACGCAGGGAAACGCGCGCGCGAAGACGCCGAGCAGCGGGTCGGTTTTCGGCACAATCGGCAAGGCAGTAGAGGGGATCTTCGGGTCCGGACTGGGATTGAGCCCGCTGCTCACAGGCCTTATGGCGCTGTTCGGCGGCGGAGACGAGAGCGAGCCGCCCGCGCTCGTAAGGTTCGCGCTGCCGCCTGCCGTGAGCGTGAATGCTGGGGTGAGCGGTGGGGCTCCGGGGATTGCGTTTCCGGTGGACTACGGGCAGGGAAGCCAGGTGCGGCCGGTGGCGGGCGGGGCGCCGGCGCAGATTACGGTGCAGGTACAGGCGATGGACAGCCGGTCGTTTCTCGACCACAGCAACGAGATCGCGATGGCGGTCCGGCAGGCAATGCTCGAATCGAGCGTATTGAACGACGTGATTCGGGAGGCATAAGGTGGCGAGTTTTCCGACGCTGAAGACAGGCGTAGTGGCGCAGTATCCTTCCGACCGGGAGCGGCAGTTCTCGACGCAGGTGTTTCGATTCCTAGATGGAAGTGAGCAGCGATTTCCGGGGTATGGAGCACCGTTACGGCGTTGGGTGATCCGGCTGGATTTGCTGGATGACGCCGAACTGTTCGACCTGGAGGCGTTCTTCGCGAGTGAAGGCGGGCGCGCCGGGAGTTTTTCTTTCACCGATCCGTTCGATGGTACGGCGTATGCGAACTGCAGCTTCGATAGTGATGAGCTGGCCTTGCTGTATCGCGGGCAGGGGAGGGGAGCCGCGGTGGCGTTGGTGAAAGAGAACCGTTAGAAGGGTCCGGGACAGGAGGCAGAGATGCTGGTTTTTCCGCAGCTAGTGACGGGCGTGGTGGCGCTGTATCCGGTTACAAAGCGGTTGGCGGCCAGGACGGTGGTGAATACGCTCGAGGATGGCCATACCGTGGTGTTTGCGGATCCCGATGCGGAGGGGGCGGCTTGGGAGTTAAAGGCTTCAGGATTGACCCGGGTGGAGTGGGATGCGATCGAGTCGCTCTTTCAGGCGACGTCCGGGAGGTGGCAGACGTTCACGTTTCTGGATCCGACGGCAAATCTGCTGTCGAGGAGCGAGGAGTTCGGAGCGAGCGCGTGGACGAACGGCGCGCTGCTGCAGTTAACGCCGGGAATCGACGATCCGTTCGGGACAACAAGGGCCACGAGGGTGATCAATGCGGGGCAGGCGGCGGAGGCGGTCGCGCAGACGCTGAGCGTGCCCGACAACTTTCAATATTGCTTGAGTGTGTGGGCGCGGACAATTGGCGGGTCTAGCGTGACGCTGATCGCGGGCGGCGCGACGAAGAAGCTCTCGCTGACGACGCAGTGGGCGAGGTTGTTTTTGACAGGGAGCCAAGGGCAGACGTTTGGGGTCCAGTTGGATGCGGGAGGGTCGGTGGATTTGTTCGGCATGCAGGTAGAGGCGCAATTGGCGCCGTCCGACTACAAGGAAACGGGCGCGAGTGGGGGCGTGCACCGAAAGGCGAGGTTCGCCGAGGACCGGATCGCGGTGAAGGCGCAGGCGACCGACATGTACGACGCGGTAGTCCGGATCGTGAACACGGAGAGCTAGGCGAATGCCGACGATCGACCAGCTCAAAGAACAGGAGACGCCGCCGACACCGCTATTTCTGTTCGACTGCGTGTTGAAATCGGGCGCAACGGAGCGCTGGGGGACGCACGCGGTCAACTTCGGCGGGAATTCGTACGACGCACGGCTGCTCCGGCACAATCTTTTCGAATTGCGGGCCTCTTCGGAGGATGGATTGGACGGGTCGGCCAAGATCAGCGTGACGCTTGCGAATGCGGATTCTCGCTTCTCCCAAATCGAGCGAGAGACGGGGTTCAAGGGCGGGCAGGTCACGATTCGATTTCTGTTTTACGACCTGGTGGCGGGAACGGCGGCTTCCGAGGCGCGAACGGTGTTTCGTGGCGTGGCGCACGCGGCAGAGGAGATCACCGAATCGACGTTCCGACTGACATTCAACAATCGGCTGAATCTGCAACGGATCGTGCTGCCCGAGGTGCGGATCGAACGGCGGTGCCCCTGGATCTTTCCATCGAGCGCGTCGCAGCGGGCGGAAGCGCTCGACGGCGGGATTAAGGGGAAGCATTCGGCCCTATATAAGTGCGGGTATTCCGCGGATCAGATCGGCGGCGTAGGGAACCTGACCGGCAGCGCACCGTTCACGACGTGCGACTACACTCGAGCGCGGTGCGTCGAGAGGGGGATGTTCGACCAGGACTCCTTCGGGCACGTGACGCGGCGATTCGGGGGAGTGGAGTTCGTGCCTCCGCAGATTCAGGTGCGGAGTTTCGGAGAGAAAGGCTCCCACCTCTCGCCGCTGGTCGATAATGAGGCCCGGTATAACGACTTTGTGCCGCTGGTGTACGGGACAGCGTGGTATCAGCCGCCCATCGTGTTCGCGCGGAACGATGGAAACCTGACGCGGATGGAAGTCCTGCTCGGGACGGGTGAGATCCAGGGCGTGGTGAAGGTGGTGGTGAATGACGTAGAGATCCCCGAGGCACAAAGCGGCGTGGACATGACCGCGACGGGGTGGTTCACGCTGGTGACTGCGGGAACCCGGACGGGCTCGTTCAATCTGGATTTCACCGACGGCGCGGGAAACCCGCTGGGCGATCCCTACGGAAGCATGGCGCTCGCTAGCGTGGTGGTGCCGAACCGCATCAGCAGCGGCCAGACGCTGGCGAAGGTACAGGTTCTCGCGCAGGGACTGAAGCTCGAAAGGTTCGATGCGGACGGGTCGACGCTAGGCGAGGCATTCACGAATAATCCGGCGTGGGTGCTGCTTGACGTGCTCCGGCGGAGCGGGTGGCTGACCACCGAAATCGATCTGTCGAGTTTCGCAGCGGCGGCAGCGTACAGCGATGAGCTGATCCAAACCACGGACTTAAACGGGAATGCGGTATCGACGCCGCGATTCGAATGCAACCTGGTAATTCAGAAACGGCGCAGCGCGGCGGAGGTGGCGAAGGGAATTCGCAACGGATCGTCGTTGATGCTGACCTACGGCAGTGAAGGGTTGCTGACGCTGCGCGTGGAGAATACGCTGGCGCTGCAACAGGCAGTGAAGCCGGCAGGGAGCAACAGTGTAGAGATGCTGGATGGAGGCTGGCCGGCGTACGAATTCAGCGACGGATCGGCGACCTTTTCCGGACTCTTACGGAAGGCGGACGGACAGCCAGCGGTCCGGCTGTGGGGAAAGAGCGGCTCGGACGTGCCGAATCGCCTGACAGTGGAGTTTCAGGACGAGTTCAACGAATACCAGCAGGACAGCCTTTCACTGGTGGACGTCGACGATTCGCTGCTGACAGGACGGGAGGTAACGGCGTCCTTCGCGGCGCTGGGGCTTCCGAATTTCGACCAGGCGACACGGATGCTGCAACTGCAGCTGGCAAAAACAATCGACGGGAACACATTCATCGATTTTGAGACGACGGTGCGCGGGGCGGGGCTGGCGCCAGGAGACTTGATCACGGTCACTTACCTAAAGGAAGGCTTGGAGAGACAGCCGTTCCGAGTGGTGCGGCTCGCGCCGGGACAGAACTACAGGACCGTTCAGATCACGGCGCAGTGGCACGACGATGCATGGTACACGCCGGGGGGAGCGAATGCGTCGGGCGGACGGCGGCGGGACGGGGCCGAGGTCGGGCTGCCGCGGCCGCTGGTGGGCAGCGTCGTGGACGTGAACGGAATCGAGCAGTTCGGCATCACGGAGACGGCGATCGAGAGCGCGGATGGAAGCTTCCGAGTGAAACTGAGCGTCGAGTTTGTGCCGCCTGCGAAGCCGGTGACGACCGCGGCCGGGATTCCGCTGCTGAGCCTGAATCCGGCGTTAAGTACGACGGGAGGGGCGATCGAGGGCGATCAGAACCTTTATTACGCGATCAGCGCGGTGGATGCGAACGGCGCCGAGAGCCCGTTGTCGTTCGCGGTGCGGGCGAAAATTCCGGCGGGGACGAACACGAATGAGGTAACGCTTACCGGGCTAAGCTTCTCAGCTGGGACTGCCGGCTTTCACGTGTATCGCGGACTGAATCCGGTTCAGATGCTGCGAATTGTTTCGAATGTCGCGGTGGCGAGCACCTTTACGGACGCAGGAGCGGCATCGCAGCTCGAAGGGCCGCCCGACAACAATTTCGATCACGCGAATTTTTACTGGCGTCTGGAACTGCAGCCTGAAGTGGCGGTGGGGATTCACTCGGCGACGACGATCGGGAACAGCACGCTGGGCATGCTGGCGAATGACTTCAGAGGGGCGACAGCCCGGATCACGCGCGGCAAGGGCATGAGGCAGGAGCGAGCGATCGTGACGAATGACGCGACCACCATTACCGTGACGCCGCCGTGGACCGTGGAACCCGACACGACAAGCTACTTTGTAGTCGCGGATTCGACGTGGAGGTTTGGCGGGCTGGGAATGACGAGCCCCGTCGATATCGAAGTTCCAAACCGAACGGGCGCGACGGTGGAGATTTCGGGACGCGCTGCGAACGTGCACGATCAGGAGAGCGCGTACGAGCTAAATCCGCTGACGCGCTGGCAAATTGGCGGATCTGGAATTGGCGCCGGCGATAGCGACGTGCCTCCGAGGCCGGTGTTCGGACTGAGCCTGGCGGGGCAGGGGACGATCGACTTGGCCGGTGTCGGCTTCACGGATTTGACGAACACTCGAACGATTTCGGCCGGGACGTTGACCTTGTTCTTCTGGGATGAGTTGCGAAGCCCGTCGACGGAATCGCTGGCGAACGTGGTCGAGGCAGGAGACACGACGATCGCGCTGAATAGCGCCGGGACGGCGGAAGCCGGAGACATGATCCAGATCGAAAGCGAAGTGCTCGAAGTCGTGCAAGTCCAGAATGGCGGATTGACGTACGAGGTAACGCGGGGGTCGCATGGAAGCACGGCAGCGGCGCATGCGGCGGGCGTTGCGGTTTATCTCCTAAAGAGGAATGTCGCAATCGTACCGTTTGTGAAGGGATTTTTCGGGAGTCCTGCAAGCGGGAGTTACAGTCACTCGGTGTTTTTGCCGGACGTGAGAGTCGCGGCGGCGGAATTTTTCGTGACGAACGCGATCGGGAGCGGGCCGGTGGCGACCGGTGCGTTCGCGGCGACGGTGGATCAGGGACTGCGTACGCTTTCGGGCGGGCAGCTGTCGATCCAGGTGGAAGGATACCTGGCGATTCAGACGGACGCCGCGCCGCCGTTAGTGCTGGAGGATTCGCACGCGCCTCGCGATATTTTTGCCGTAGTCCGGGAGGCTCCGACCGGCGGGCCGGTTCAACTGCAACTTCGGCAGGGAAGCACGGTGTACTGCACGCTGACGATTGCGGACGGAGCGACCACGTCGAACGTCGTGGATGGGTTCGGACTGCCGGCGCTGCTAGCGAATTCGCAGGTGAGTCTGGACATCACAGCAGTCCCCGGGGCGGCGAACACCCTGCCGGGGCGGAACTTGACGGTGACAATCCGGCTATAGAGGACGGAACACGCTTCGGCGTGCGCCACAACCGGGTGAAGCATGGCAGACACTATCGAAAAACTGCGGGCGGATCGCGATTTGCAGTGCTTTTTCTTTCGCCCGTCGGCGATCGCGGCGCTGAGCGGCGCCACGGCCACCGGATTCACGGTATCGGGAGCCTGGCGGCAGCAATTCGATTGGGCGGTGATCGAGTGGAACCGCGACAACGTCTACGAACATCCGGCGTTCCGGTATTTGCCCGACGGAGATTTGAGCGGGCTTCTCCTCACGTACGAGGAAACACGGACGAACTGCATTCCAATGGATTCGGATTTGTTTCCGACGGTAGACTGGCCGTCACTGCGGATTTGGGCGGACGACATCTACTACGTGCCGTTGCGAAACTACGCGGTTCCCATGGAGGGCAGTTACCAACCGGCATATGCGGAGTTCACCCTATCCGGGACGCCATCCGGCGGAGATTTCATCGGGCTCGCGTTTCTGACGGAACACTACACGTATCAACTCTACGCAACCGACACGATCGAGAGCGCAGTACAGGCGTTGGCGGATAGCGTAAATGCGTTTTCCAGCCTTCTAACAGCGACGCGGACGGGCGCTACCATCCGGCTGTCTTACTCGGCCACGGCGGGAGCAAACGGGAATCGATTCGGCGTGTACTCGTATTCAACGGGTGGCGAAATATGGGATGCGGCGGCGAAGACGTTCGCGAATGGGACCTCGCCGACGAAGTGGCGGG